TTAAAGCCGAATTAATGTTTGAAGTTATATTTGGAAATGATGCACCCATTATTTATTTACCTTTTTTTGAGTTGATACAATTTCAACGCAATTATCAATTGCTGAATCTTTTAATCTATTGCGCCAAAAATTTGAAGCTGGCTCTCCATCTAATTCATCAATTTCAATAATTGAATCTTTAAAGACTTTGCCATTTGGCGTTTTAATATCTTGATTTATTTTTAATTTCATAAAATAAAATTTAATTTAATGTTGCAATCATGTTAAAAATTCAATTTAAATCAACGGGAAAAACCATGATTAATTTCTAGTGTTAACATAAAATTCAAGATTATTTCCGCTAAATGTTCCGTCGATTATTTTTAGTGGAGTTCCATTGTTAAAATCAGCCGTATCAAAGGTTTGTATAATACTTGGAACGGCGAAATCAAATCTGTGAGTATATCTAGCCTCGATATAATCATCTGCATCATCGCCAATAAATTGACATGGCTGAGTTTCTTCTTCTACTAAATCACTTACAAAAATATAATTTGCCAAGCATTTTAAGAGTGGTTTTAAATAAGTTTTTGCTTGGTCTTGTTTATTACCGCCGAGAGTTGAATCTGTAGATGGTATTACAACATAAATGTTAAATTGTTGCATTGACAAATTCCAATAAGACTCATTTTTTTTATTTGATGAAGCTGAGTCGCCTACAATTGTATCGTCCTTAAAAGATTGGTTTTGACTTAGAACAACATACGCCCACACTTGCGAAACATTATTTGAGTTTGTTGAATAATATTGTTGTATTCTTGCTGGAGTTGGTGCGTGGTCAATTCTAGTTAAGCAACTTACTTGAATTGTTCCTTGTGCTGGCGATTGCATTGTGCCAGTTGTTTGATAAGAAAAGGAAGTTGAATTAATTAATGTTATTTGTTTATAGCCATTATAACCGTCTTGATCTTCCGCTAATAAAAAGCCTCCAGCAACTGTTGAGGGGCTACCAGAAACTTTAAAAGTAAATGTTAAATTTGTTGGCACGCTTACTAATTCTTTTACGCCATTATATCCGCTTGCTCCAGCTATCTCAACATACAAAGGCAAATTAGCAGGCGAATATAAAGACGGGTCGCTTAATTCATGGTCTGTTGACGCTGTTGCCGTTGCTATTCCATTTGAAAAAGTAATTGAACTTAGAGCAATTGGTTTTTTTGCACCTCGAATTGTTACATAATCATTATTTGATAATCCGTGAGCCGTTGCGGTTGTGCAGGTGATAGTTGTCCCGCTTCTAGTTAAAGTAGAAACATTAAGAATCGTTGAGAAGTCATCAGTATATTTTGGTAATATTTCTTTTAATCTATTAACTATGTAAACCCCTTTCATTTCTTACCCTTTAATGCTTTTTTTAATTGAATATCAATATTTGATTTAATTTTATCTTTTAGTTTCAAAACTGTTCGTTTAAAAGGCTCCCTTGCTTCCATTTTAGAAGTTCCTTTCTCTAAAAATTCAGCATATTCTGGAGCTGATTGATTTGCACCAAACTCAAGAGTCCTATTCCCTCTGACCGCAAATTCAACTGACTTTTTAAATTTACCAGTATTGATTGCGGGCGTTTCGCTTGGAGCTGAAGCAACATGTATTCTTGGCTTTTTTAATTTGCCACCTCTTTTTCCTCGATAAACTTTATAAGCTCTACCGCTTTTAGGTGCTTTCATGTCTTTGTTTAAATCTTTGACTAATTCTTTTCCTGATGTGAAAAAACCTTGGCGAATTGCTTTAGTTATTTCAACAGGTAATTCATATAAAAACTTCATTGTTTTTTCGTTGCTTGAGCCAGCTTTTACTTTAATCATCGTTTATTAGCATTGATTGTTTTATCGCCCTTCTCTGTGCTTCTTAAGCGGACTATATTATCCATTTTATCGATATTATCGGTATTGGTTATTTTATATAAATTACTTTTATATTCTATCCAAAGTTGTTTATCTAAAGGAATTGCAGTATTATAGCGAACATAAAAATCAGTGTTTAAACCATTCTCAATATTTACGCCGTCAATAAACTCTCTTGATGCGTTTGTTTTAATCATTGCCCAAACTTCCGCAACAGTTGCAAATGCTACGCTAGAAAGTCCGTTAGGTGCGTTGTTTGGAGTGATTGATGTTGTTTGTATTTTAATTTTGTGATTAAAATCGCCAATGCAAACTTTATTTACAGTTCTTTTTATTGATTGGCATTTCATATAATAAATTTTTGTGATACAATATATGGAAAAAACAAAGATTTAAATTGTGAATTATTTTCGTTTACACAATCGCCAGCATTCTCGTATAGATAAGCACAAACACTAAGCATTGCTTGTTTTAATGTTGCGGGAAAGTTTGGATAATCAACTTTAAAAGTAATTATAACCGCTTGCTTTCTCTCGTAAGTTGTTGGAAATGTTTTATCGTTATTAATATAGATTGATGAATAATCTGCATCATTAGTAAAATAATAATCGCTTGAACTTAATGTTTGTAAGGCGTTATTAACATCGTAATATTGAATTGAAGTAATCGATTTTAATTTGCTCTTTCTAATTTCTATTCCGTGGCAATAAGGAAAAGAATCTAGAAATGTTTTATATTCTTTTTCAACAAAATCACGCCCCGTTATTTTTTCTCCAATTTGCCGAGAGACTTTGATAAAAGGCGTTAAAATACTATCGTAATCAGTGCCGTCAACTTTTAAAAAAGTTTTAATCTCGGCTAAAGTTATAACTTCACTTGTTGCGTCGGTTGTTAGTATATAATTTATTGGCGATGCTGTCATGATATTTTATTTAAACACTAGCCAATTTTACTTGGCTAGCATTGTTAATTATGGTCTAGTAACAATTTTAATAATGGCGGGGTTTGTCGCTTGAATAGTTCCAGAAACAACCTTTAAGAATCTTAAGCCCTTAAAAGTATCAACCGAAGATTCAAGATAATATTTAGAAGTTCCTACGGTTCGACTAATTGCACCGCTGTTATTATGAATTGCCACATAAGTTCCAGTAAGAGTGTCGCTTCCCTCAAATGTTAAAGCAGTGCCTGTTAAATTTGCGTCAGTTATAAACCCGACTATTGAAGTTCCATATAAATCAATTGCGTTAGATTTTGTTTGTCCTACCGCAATAGTTGCATTTGCTTCAAAGCAAAGATTTGATTGAAGATCTGATATACTCATTAGCTTAAAGTAATTTCAATTGTTAAAACTGTTTTAACCGTTCCAGTTGAGCCACCATCGGTTTCAATTTCAATGGCACTTCCAGCTGTTATCTCATTTAAAGCGGTTGGAGTTGATGAATCAACATCGCCTTCTGCAGAACCTGAGAAAGCTATAGTAATTGCACCGCCAGTTATAGCAGTTCCTCCAATTTTTGGAGTAAGAATAGTATTTGCACCAGTGATTGCACCATTAATTACTGAGTAAATTTTAGTAATTGTTCCAGCAACTGGAGACACTACATAGATTTGACCAGCAGTTGAGATATCGCCGATATAAGTGTTAAGAAAAACTTTCTTTAATGATTGTCCGTTTTCAGTTTTAAGAGTTCCACCAACAATTAATTCATTATCTGTTGAGTTAGAAGCGGGTTGTTTAAAATAGTTTGATACATTTGACATAATTATTTACCTTTTTTTGTTTTAATAGATTTATTTTCGAGATTATCAATTGCTTTATTTTCTAAAATATCTAAAGCTTTTTCCTCTTGAATTTCAATTTTATCTTCTTCGAGATTATCAATTGCTTTAACTCCCCAGCCATTTGATATAAACACTTCCGCTAATTCATCAAACATTTCATAAGTTTGATTAGCTAAATATTCTTGGCATTCAATACCATTTTTATTTTTTGCACCTTTGGTAGTTTTTAATACTTTTATTAACATATAGTATAAATTTAATTTAAAAAAGAGGGGTTTTTACGCCCCTCTAATTAACTATGCAACTGGATTGCTACGAGCATTTCCAAGAATTGCAGTCGCTCCAGCTGTTAAGCCAGAAGTTACTACGGTTGAAACTAAAGATAATTTAACATATCTTTTTTTACCAACATAACCAACAATTGAACGAGCTTGAGCTGTTGAAAGTGCGGCTAAAGCCTCAGTTCCAATCAAATCATTATCGTCAACTGAACCACTATAAGAACCTGAAGTATCAGACTCTTGAATAAGTGGGGTAACGGTTCCGTCTGTTCTAGCTCCTGTTTCAATAACAAAAGTTAGCGATTCAAAGCCTTGAGTATCAATCTCAACGCCAGCAGTAGTTGCGTTTGTTGAAATTGCTTGAATATTTAGTGCATTTTTTACACTAATGTTGTTTTTTTGATCTACGCTTGACATAAAATTTATTTAAGTTGAAAAAAGGAGGGGCGAACCCCTCCAGCTACATTAAGCAGCAATTTTTAATTTAACAAAAGCTTCTGGAAGAGTAACCATGCCAGCAAATCTTTTGTAGAAAGTAAATTCTACTTTACCGTCTTTCTTTTGAGTCACTTCGTCACGAATCATTGTTAAGCCTTTTCTATCACCGATAGTATAGCCTCTTCTGAAATCGCCGTAAATAACAGGAAATGTTCCAGCACCGATATTAGGCATGTCAGGGATTTCAATATAATTATATCCTAAAATTTGGTTAGGAACTCCAGCGCTTAGATTTCCAGCTTGCCAGATATATTGACCACTTCCATCTTTCAATTTACGAACGATCGCTAATGTTTTTCTGTTCATGCCATAAATTGGAGCGTATCCAGTTTTAAGCTCTCCAGTTAAAGTAATTAGAGAATCAAAAGTAATTGCATCAGCTACGCCTGAATTAACTTCAGCAATATTTGCATTAGTCATAAACCCTTCGCAGTTATTGCCAGCACCAGACCCTAAGGTAAATTGAGTTCCTTCAAGCTGAGCCATTTCTTCGCCGACATCTTGCATAATAAGATTAGCTACATCAAATGAAGTATCTTCCAGTTCTTCAATTGTTGAAGCGACAGTCACTTGTCCTTTTTTTGCATACAATTTTTCTAAGCCGTAAGTTGAATTAGAATAAGTATCTGTTTGACCTTCTCCAACCATTCCAGCAGAAACAATTGTTGAGCGAGTTGGCATGCTCTGAGATTTAGAACTCATTGGGCGAATTCTTGCAACTGAACGAATATTAGAAATTTCAGTAATCTTTTTAATGATTTCCGCATCTAGTTCGGTCGGCAATAAATAACCACCTTGAGAATCAACATCGGTTCTTAAATATTTTAACTCTTCTTGACCTAAAAATTGTGATTGTTTACGCAAGTAAATTTCAAAAGCTTTTAGCTCATTAGTTTTAGCTTGTTTTTCTTCTCCGCCTAATCCTCTTTTAAGGTCGGCTTCTAAAGAATTATAACGATTTTCAAGCTCTTCAATCTTTTTAGATTTTTCGCTGATTTCTCTAAATTTAGCTTGGCTTTTTTCTTCTTGTGTGTCAAGAAGGTTATTGATTTCAGCTTTTTGCTCAGGAGAAAGTTTTTTTGATTCGTCCCTTAGTGCGTTTAAAGCTTC